GCGCGCCAGTGGAAGGCGTAGGCAGCGACACACAACGCCGCCCCTGAGAGGATGGCCGCCACGCTCATGGCGTCACCTCATCGATCTTGCGGCCCAGCATCTTTTCGAGCCGGTCCAGCAGGGCCGGGCCAAGGCCCGTGACCACGACCGCCACCACGACCGCCGCGATGGTCGGATCGACATGCGGGTCGACGCCCAAAAACTTGGCGGTCAGGCCATTGAAGAATGCCGCCGCCCAGCTGTGCGACAAAACCCCCAACAGCCCGCCAAGGGCCATGGAAATCCCGGCATTGATCACGGCGCGGATTGCCCTGCGGCGGGTCGGGGGCGGCTCTGACAAAAGCACGCCCACCAGCCCCGGCGCCGCCCATAGCAGCACCATGACAGCCGCGATCAATCCGCCGATCAGGCGGTTCTTGTCCATGCGGACCCCCTTCAATGATTGTGATCAGCCCCAGCCGCCTAGAATTGGTCGGCGTGATGAATGGCGTTGAACCGGTCCATGACCGTGCGCCCCGCGTCGATCGTGTGAGCGTAGGTTTCCAGGAAGATGGTCGAGGACTTCCAGCCCCCGGCGTCCATGGCCACCCGCACGCCGACCCCGGCGTTCAGGGCATTGGTCGCGAAGGCGTGCCGGCCGACCGTATGGCTGGACTTGTAGGGCAGACCCGCCCGGCGGCAGACGGCGGCGATCCGCTCATTGACCGAAAACCGCGAGGTGTAGCGAAACACCCGCTGCCCCGGCTGCAGGCCCAGATCGCGGATCCGCTCGACCAGATGATCGGGCAGATAGCGCAGGCTGTTGAAGCCCGTTTTGGTCTTGACCAGCAGCGCGGTCTTGCGCCGCAGATCGACGTGCTCGCCCAGCAGGTTGATGGCCTCAGAGACCCGCGCCCCGGCCAGGTTCATCAGCAGGACGCAGGCGGCCAGGTGCGGCAGGTGATCGGCGTCGCACTGGTCAATGAAGGTTTCCAGCCAGCGGCGGCTGGCCGGGGTGGTCTGGCGTTGCTTGGGCGCGCGGAACGGCCGGATGCGCGCAGGCATGCGCCAGCCCAGTTCATGGGCGTGATAGAGGACGCAGCGGGCCGGGGTGATGCCCTGCCGGTTGCGGGTCGCAGGCGAGGCGTCGGGATAGAGATCGACCGCGGCGGTTCGAACCGCCATCGGCGTGATCGTGGTCACATCGTCGGCGCCGAAGCGCTCGACCAGGCGGGCGAGATATCGAGCCTCGCCGCCATGTTCGAGGTAGCTGGCGGCGGCTTCTGAGAAGGTGTGCATTTTCGGGACTCCGCTCTATGAACGAAGTCCCGCCTGCAACTCTTGGACTCAAATATCGGGCCAGATTGGAGGGCCGGCGCCGCCGACCCTCACTACTGATGAGGGTCGGCGGCACCCCCACAAACGACCCGTGGGAAGATTGGGCCGTCTATTCAGACAGGGGTAGGCCTAGCAGAAGGTGCGCCGCGCATATGCTGCCCAGCGGGCCTTGAACTCAGGATCACCCTTTCCCGCAACGACGGCACCGCCGAACTGGATGTGCGGAGGAACGCCCATGTCAAAGCTCTCTGGGTGAAGCTCAAGCCACTGCCGATAGGTGCGGCTGTTAACGTGCGCGATCTCGATGCGCTCGAGGAAACCCCATATCCGGCTCATCCAGACGTGATGAACCGTCCAGCAGTTGTCGTGCTGGGTCTTGGTGTAAGTCCCGAAGTGATGAATGTCGGGAACGATCCACACCTCACGGCGCGGGCGCGGCTCGCCTCGGTTGATCGGCGGCAGAATGGGCGGACGGTCGATGGTCGAGAGCATCTACTCCACCTTGAACTTTTCGGCCCCACTTATACGCCGAATACATGGCGCCGTCTATTTACGCCCCGGCGCTACAATGCCGCCCTCGATCAGTGAGGTAAGCATGGGCAGGCCACGGCTCGACTACATCCGCACGCACGTCAGCATCGACGCCAAGGCCCTTGTGCGCCTGGACGCTATCGTGGGCGAGAAGGGCCGCGCCGCGTTCATCCGCATGGCCCTAGACCAGGCCCTCGACACCGCCGAGGCGACACAGCGAATGGCCGCTAAGGGTGGATCGAAGCCAGAGTAAACGGCCCAATCCACCCGTTGCGTTTTTGAGTAGGGGTGTGGGGGCTAGGCCGCCAGAGTGGCGAAGCCCTGCTCCATGTTGGCGTTGTCGAAGTCGTGCCCCACCTGGGACCGGTGGACACCGTCATTGGCTAGATAACGATCTGCGTTGCCGTCTCCGACAGTTGCGCCGACCTTGCCGGTTCCGGTGATCCAGGTGGACTTGTCGATGAACTTCACTCGCGCCGCCGAGCGACCGACAAGCGCGGCCTGCATGTCTGTACTGACCGCATTGTTGGTAGTGTCATTGGTGCGGCGGGTCCACGCCCCCATGACCACCTGAAGGGCGTAGGGCATTTGAGCGTCGAGCGCGTCCAGGATTGTCGTGAGATTGGCTGAGATGCCCGAAAGCCCGCCGTCATTGCCGGTGCCGTGGATTACCACGACGTCGAACGGGCCTTGGGCGATAACATCGGCGGCCAGACGATTGACGTAGTTCACCCGCGCGCCGTTCACTTGCACCAACCCGGTGCCGCCGCTGCCCGACAGCCGCCAGTCGTCGATGCCCAGCGCGTAGCCGAGTTGCATATACTCGCCATCGAACTGAGTTGAGGCCCCGACACCCTCGACGTAGCTGTCACCGAAAACGATGCCGCGAAGCGGGATGCGTGGCTTGTAGGGCCAGACAGAATAGATCGCCCCGACACGGATGCTGTAGAACGTCATCGTCGCGTCGCATTCGATTTTGCAGACGCGGCCCTTGGCCAAAACGCTTCCGAAATCGACTGGCACGTATTGTTGGGTCGCGCCCCCCGCCCCACCGGTAACGGTTGCGGCGATCTCCCACTTACCGGTGACCGCGCTCAAGACCATGAGCCGGAATGTGCTGAAAATGCCGTGGATCTCGATGTTCTGCGCATCGGTGATAAAGGGGATATTGCCGCTGTTAGCGCGTCGGTCGCTGCCGCTGCCACTAGCAAACGCCGCCCCGGTGCCGGAAACGTCCCCCGTCACAGCTTTAGCAAAGGCATTGCTGGGCTTGTACCAAGTCGCGCCCAGAAAGGTCATCGCGCCGCTGGCGACGTTGTAGACCCGCCCAGAGATCGTCGCGCTGTTGGCCGGAGCGCCCACGGTTGGCGGCGATGACATGGCGACAGGGACGCCGCCGATGGCGCGGCCGACCTTCAGCTGGTCGCGGATGTAGGCGAGATCATTGCGGGGGTTGCGCGCGGTCATCAGATTTCATCCAGTCGGAGGGAGCCGTCGTCGTCGTAGCGACGGGCCTCGTTGTCATCGAAGCGGAAGGTGAACCCGCGCGGAGCCCCCCCACCCGTAGAGAGGGTGGCACGGACAGGCGGGCGGATTACGCCGTGGATGACGCCGCTGATCATTGGCTGATGCGGTAGGCAACCGTCCCGGAGGTGTAGGTGGGGCAGTTGAGCCGGTAGACTACGCCGGGCTCGGGCTCTTCAACGACGACGGAGAACGGCGCGGTCCAGCTCGCGGCGGTTCCAGCACTGTCGCTAGAGCAGACAAACCAGGTCACTTCTTTGTCGAACGAGCGCTCAAGGCGGATGGTCGCGACGAAGGCTCCCGAGGCGGAGACGTTGAACCCTCTGTCGATACGCGGGATAGCGCCATCACTCACGCCGGCCGCAGTGAAGCTCCCATTGACCGGCTGGGCATCGGGATTGCTGAAAACAACCGTCATGTGCGGCTCCTAGATTTTGGGCATGAAAAAGGCCCCACGAAGGGGCCGGGTGTCGGGCTGGGCGTTGGGCGCTTACGGCGCGGTGATGGTCTCGACGTCGGCTCCGACAGCAGTCAGGACCGCAAGCATGGCCGCATCGTCGGCGTAAACTTCCGGCCAGTCCTTGTTGAACCAGCGGCCGAAGAGGACGGGCCGGCGCAGTAGCGCGGCCTGGGCGGTATCGACCAGCCCTGCAGCGTCTAGGCGGGTCATAACGACGTCCTTGGCGATCAGACGGCGCGAGGCGGGCAGCGTTTCATAGGTCGCAACCTCGATGACCAGGCCATCGACGAGCGCGAGGTCTGTCGAAGCGATCCGCTGGCCCTCTGGTGCGGCGGCCGGCGGCTGGATGGTGAAGAGGCCGCTCGCGTTGCGGCACTCCTCGGTCCAGGCCGCAACTGTCGAGAAGGAATGGATCACCTCACCGACCGCGACCTCTTCGCCATAGGGGCAGCGCACCGGCGGCGCGACGCCGACGATCTGGGCAATTTGCATGGGGTCTGGCCCTAGGTTGAGGTGAAGCTGAGGCCAGACTTTCCGGCCAGGATCTGTTCGTCGCGGTTGCGGCGAGCGTTAGATGTCGGCGCTCGCGCGATGAGGCCGGTCAGCCGCATCTCGCCGCTCTGGGAAATGGGGCCTTGGAAAAGGCAAAGGCTGCCGTTGGTGAGGCGCGCCGTATTGCCATCGGACGCGACCTGGGCGCCATTCTTGCGAAGGGTTCGGCCGCTAGACCCCTGCGCGGCAGAGACAACCATGACAGCGCCAGAGCCTATCCCATCCGTGCTGGCCAAGCCGTTATTGAAATAGTTGAAGTTAATCGACCCAGCGCTGCCAACGCCGGTGTGGAGGTTCTGGTTGGTGGTGGAGCCCGCGCCACCAAGAATAGACCCTGACCCTTGGAAATACGCCCCGTAGGTCAAGACGAAATCATTGCCCGTAAAGAGCGCCGACATCCCGGATGTGAAGTCTAGCTGAAAGGTGCTGGTCAGGGCTTCCAGATAATAGACGCCGCTAGCCTGTCGCAGTATGGGGCGGTCAAAGCCGATCGGCGCAGTCAGCCACCCGCCCAGCGTGCCCTTGTTACGCATCGAGCCGACAGGATTACCCACAGCGACAGCCGTGGTCGCTGACGCTCCGGTGCGCTCCTGCTTCATGCTAGCGAGATCGGAGGGGTCGAGCCAGATCGGCGCGGAGCCTGCCGTCTGGTCGCCCATCATAAGGAGGGCGGCGCGCATCAGGCGCTCATGTCCCGCGTAATGCCGGTGATTTCCTCGACACCGCCACGAATGACCGACGCAATGTAGTCGACCTTGTTGGCGCCCGTGGACAAGGTCAGGTCCAGTTCGGCGCCCTTCTTGATCGATGCATGACGCGACAGGGTGTAGGCCCCCCCGCTGGCCGGCTGCTGGATGCGGCGGATGATCGTGGCGCCATCCCGCGTTGCGCTCGGCAGGCCCAGCACGATCGAGCCACTAAGCAGCCAATCGAAGAACCGGTGATTGCTTAGGTCCGAATTGATCGTGCCCGTCACCGTAGCAACGACCGGCGCCATGCTGTCGGCCAGCGACCCGGGGGAGACGAACTCGCTGTTGCTGGTTCCAACGGCGACGGTAGCCCCGGTCGACAAGTCGGGCCGCGCGCCGATGGGTTCGGCCAGAGAGAAGCTCCAGGCGGCATAAGTCCCCGAGCCCGTCACCTGGGCGACAGTCACCACCAGGGCGCCGGTCGCCGAGTTGTAGGATGCGACCTCGCCCCACATCCAGTTCGTCGCGTCGTAGCGAGCCTTGATGAACGAGCTGGTGACGTAGGACAGCCCGGTCTGGATCGTCCACGACTTCGAGCCGGTCCCGATCGCAACGCTGGTCGTCGAGGTGGCCGCAAAGCCCGCCATCGCGATCTTAGCGTCCAGATCATCCACCACATCGTTGAGGGCGGTGACGCTGGCGTTATACTCAACGGTCAACTGCGGCAGGTCGACGTTCAGCAGATTGTCGGCCTTGGTCTCGAAGTTTGACGGGTCGGAGATTTCAGGAGGGTCGAGAACGACGGCGATCAGCGGAATGGTCATCTGTCAGACCTCCTCAAGTTCGAGCGAAATCATCGCGTGTTCGGGGTGGGCGAGGTTGATGCTGAATTGCTTGTAGATGCCCAGGATCAGCACGGCCTCGAAGTAGCCATCGGTCGCATCGTCCAGGCCTGACCAAAGGGCGGGGACGGCGTTGAGCACGCTGCGGAGGTCGCGGGCGACGTTGACGTTGCCCTTCAGACACCGGATCGACTGGCTGGTCTTCGGGACCGTTCGGCGCGGAACGAGGACGCTGTCGCCGTAGTCGTTGCGCTCGATACGGGAGAAGTTGAGGGCGTCATCGACGGCGGAATATTGCGTCTCGCCGAGATAGACGGCTGCGCCGAGCACCAGGCCGCCGCATGATACCGGGCCGCCGGCGTGCGTGATTGTGACGGTGATGACTCCGCTGGTGTAGGGCGGCAGATCAAACAGCGCGAGGCTGGGAGCTGTCGTGAAGCGCGCGAAGAAGTGGGTCCGCCAGCTAACCACCAGGCGCGTGCGAAGCGAGCTCGTCACGGAATATGTCGGGGCGCCGGGAGCGTCCACCGTCACCGTCACTTCGTCGGCCACAAGCCCAACGAGGCCCAAGGCGTCAACGCGCTGACCGGGCGTGAGCACGACCGTCAGGGGCGAGGCAACGGTCGTGGCGGTGTTGCGCAGCAGGTCAAACATCGCCCAGCGGTTTGTCGGGCCGATGTCGAGCCACTTGCCGGCGGAGGCGGTCAGCGTCGGAGCGTTGCCGACGTTGGAGCCGATGAGGCTCTGAAACACCCGGTGAACCTGACAGGTTGCGGTGTGCGTGCCCGATTGGCTTCCCGTCGTGGTGATCGGCGCTCCGCCCGGCGTCATGGTCAGTTGGAAGGTGTCCGCCGTCGAGTTGAGGACATAATAGATCGTGGCGACAGAGAGCCCGGTCGGCAATGCGCCAGTGGTGGTCAGGACGACGGGCGTGCCGTCCGCCTGGCCGTGCGCGGTCCATGTCACGACAGCCGGCGCGGCAATAGTCATCGTGACGGTCGAGGTGGGCGATCCCACGATGACCTTGTCGCCGATGGCGTAGGACGTCGCGATGTTGAAGGCCGCCTCACCCACCCCGGGCTCCGGCGCGGTGCTGCTGGTCAGCCGGCCGTTCGTAATCTCAAGCGGCGGGATCACGCGCATCAGGCGGCCTCGGTCACTAGGGCGTCGCCGTCGCGGGTGACGCGGACGAGGGTGTTGGCGGTCTTCTCGGAGGCGTTTGCCGTCCGGTGGGCGTCGCTGCGCATGGCGCGCATCTCGGCGACCATGGCGTCCATTCGTTCAGCCATTCGGGCCATCACGTCCTCTCGGGAAACGTTCACGACCTCGTTCTTCGTCGCCATGAAGCTGACGGGCGTGGTGTCCGTCCCGCCATCGCCGCCGACCGTGAACGAGCCGCCGGTAGCGAACGCGGCCCGGTAGGACTGGCCCTGCGAGGAAAGGATCTGGCGCAAGGTAGCCTTGACGCTTTCAGGCTGCTGTTCGGCCCACGCCTGGAAGCCGCCGCCGCCGAAGTCGCCGCCGTAGCCTTGACGGGCCAGCAGCATGTTGGCGTCCGCGTTGGCGCCCCAGTTGCGGTTCGGGTTCGCGACCGCGCCGCCGAACGTGCCGGTCTGGACTTTGAGGGCCGACTGCAGGCCGGCAATAGCCGCCGCGACGGTCAGGACGCTTTCGTTGACCGTGATCAAACCGGAGACCTGGGCCTCAAGGGCGGATAGCTGTTGGTCAGCGATCGAGACCTGACGGCCGGCGGTATCCTCGGCCGCTTGGACGGCGGCGCTGATGCGGGCCTGTTCGCGGAGGAACTCAACCTGCGTGCTGGCGCCGGACATGGCCGACGTGTTGGCCGCTTGGGCCGCGCCGAGCAGTTGGCCCATCGCGTCCTTGTCGCCTAGCCGAGCCTTGGCCGCGATGGTGTAGAAGTTGGCTCCGCTCTCCGCCGCGCCCGAGAGGCCCAGCCGGAACTCGCGGAAGCTCGCCGCATAGCCCGCCATCTGATCGCGGCCGGCCTTGATCTCCGAGACCTGGGCGTCATAGGCCGCCCTGGCTTGCTGCTTGGCCGTCGAGACCAGATTGGCGGCGTCGGACTGCTGGGCGGTGCGCAGATCAGCAGCGGATTTGATCATTGCCGCGACCCGCTCTTCCTCGGCGCGTGCGGCGTCGGCGGCCGCAGCGGTCGCGGCGTCACGGGTGGCGGTCAGTTCGCGCTCGGCCTGAACCTGATCGAACAGGTTCTGGAGGCCTTCATCGAGCAGCGCCCGCTCATCAGCCAGCCGCATTTTGGCCGCCTCGCTCGCCTTGCCTTGGGCCTCCAGAAGTTGGATCTCAAGATCATGGCGGGTTGCGGCGATGTCCGAAGCCCGTTGCGCGGCCTCGGCGGCGACAGCCTCGTCACGCGCCTTGGCGGCGGCGGCGTCCTGTAGGGCCCAGACCTCTTTTTGTGCGGCCTGGTTGGTCGCGTCCATCGCCTTGAGCACGTCCTCGCGGCGCGCGACTTCTGCGGCAAGCGCGCCAAAGGTCAGTTCGATCTTCTGGATTTCCAGAGCCCGGGCCTCATTGGCGACGGCCTGCAGGCGGGCTTGCTCCTCGGCCAGGCGCTGGGCCTCGGCTTCGGCCTTGCGTGCGGCCTCCTCGGCCTTGGCTTTCTTCTTGGCGCTGGATGAGCCGAATAGGGAGAGTATGCCGCCCAGCAAGCCTCCGATAATGCCGCCGGACTTGCCGCCCGCCTCATAGCCCGCCACAGCACCACTGGCCACACCGGAGATGGCATTGCCTGCGGTCCCGCCGATGGCGCCGCCAACACCCTGAGCAACGCCAGCAATGGCGCCCAGCCTGCTTTTCGCGTCCGCCGTCTTGTCGAAAGCGATCTTGAGTTGGTCGATCGTCCGCAGCAGGCCCGAGAAGGCCCCGGCCCAATCGCGGTTGCGGATGCCGTAATAGATATCGTCGACGGCGTTGCGGGCGATGTCGGACTGGCGTTGGATCGCCTCCAGATCATGGATCAGGCCATCTAGGGCGGTGTCCATTTCAACGGAGCCCAGAACCTGGGCCATCGTCTTGATGTTGTCGTTCGACGCGGCGGTCACGGCCTTCGTCTGGGCCTCGTACGCCTTCATGACGCCGTTCTGGTATTCCCAGTTGGCCCCGGCGATGCGGATGGCGCGGGCGAGCTCCTCGGTCGGCGCCAGGGCGGCCTTCATGGCGATCTCGCGGCGCTTGAGCTGCTCGGTCGACATGCCCATGGTCGCGACTTCTTCGGTCAGGCTGGCCAGGTACTCTTGCGAGGCCTTCGCAGCCTTTTCGTAGTCGCTGACGGTGTCGCGAACGGCCTTGGCCTTGCCCGCTTCGGCGCGCATCCGCTTCTCGGCGGCCTTGAGGGACTCGCTCTCGATGGCGGCGAGGGCCTTGTCGACCAGTGCGGCGCCTTCAGCCGATCCCTTGGCGAACGCCTCGGCGCCCACCTTGGCCGTCGCTTCCATCTGCCCGGCGTAGCTGTTCTGCAGCTGGGCGAACTTGACGGTGTCGAGCTGCGGGATGTTCAGCTTGAAGCGCTCGTTCATCCCCGCGATCAGGGGATTGATCAGGCCGACCGCGCCATTGATCAGCTTGGCCAGGCCGTCGAGCGCGGCTTGAGCGGCCCTGACTGTCGCATCGCCGAACGCAGCCGGCAGCATCGCCCAGGTCGCCTTGACCGCGGCGAAGGCCCCCATGAAGCCGCCGACGATGGCCTTGGCTTCCTTGACCGTGTTGGCGGCCATCTCGGCGAAGAACTTGTCGATCGCCTTGCCGGCCGCGTCGAGTTGCGGCCCGAACGCTTCGGCCAGCGCGCCCTTGGCGGCGTTGAACGTGCCGATCGCGACATCGCCCATGGTGACGGTCTTGTTCTTGACCTTCTCCAGTTGGTCAGCGGTCAGGCCAAGGCCCGAGGCGAGGTCCTTGTTGCCCTGGTTGATCTGCCGGGCAGACAGGGCGAAGACCGCCCCAACGGCTGCGGCGGCCGCTGCGATAGGGAGCAGGATGGCCAGGACCGGCCCGAACGCAAACTTGGTGGCGGTGCCTACGGCTCCTGCGCTGGTCGCTAGCGTAGCGTTCGCGGCCGTCAGTTGTTTGGTCGCAGCCGTCGCTGCTTCCTTGGCTACGGTATCGCCGGCCGTGGCAATCGCCAGCGCTGCTTGCCCTTCCGCCCCAACGGCTGCGCTTGCGGCGAGCGCCAGGTTGGACGCCGCAAGGTTAGCGCCGGCCATTGCCGCCGCCTGCTTGGCAACCGCGTCCGCCACCGCTGCTTCGGCCTGAACAAACTGCGCAGAGGCAAGCGCGCCGCCGGAGACTTTGACAAGGCCCAGCTGGGTTCCAAGCCCGGCCAAGACGGTCGTGAAGCCCAGGCCTTGCGCAGCCGCCATCTGGAAAGCGTCGGCAATCTGCGGGCCCTGCTGGATCATGATCATCAGCGGGTTCATGCCCATCGCGGCCGTCACGCCAACGTCAGCAAACTGCCGCGTCATGTTCAGGGTCGCCTGGGTCAAGGCCTTGGAAGACCCGACCGCCGAGCCGTGCGCCGCGTTGAGGCGGTTGGCCGTCTTGATCACGGCCTCTTGCTCACCGGCCAGGGCCTTGGCGGCGCGCACGGCGTCCATAGCCGCATCAGCCGCCGCGCCCGTGGCCTTTTCGACGCCGCGTTCGGCCGTGGCGAGCTTGTTGGCGGTCTTCTCCGCCCGTCCGCCGGCGGACGCCATCTTGTCGAGAGCAACGGCGGCGGTGTTGGCTTGGGCGGCGTCAATGCGAAGGCCCAGCGATGCAATGTCATCCATGCTGACCTCCGCAGTCTTCAGCCCTTGGCGGGCTTGGTGATGATCGAAAGTTCCAGAGCATCCAGCGCCATCAGGGCGCGGCGTTCCCACCCGGCGAGGCTGATCCCCTCGTCGCGTTCCCAGCAGTGGATTTCAGTCCGGGGGATGCGGGACGGGCCGGCTTCTGTGGCACCGCGCGTCTGGCGCAGGTCGAGGAAGTGGCGCCAGAGGTGTTCAGCGCCCCCGGGAAGTGGCGGCGGGTTGTCCAGCCGCCACTGAGCCTCGGGATCACCTCCCCGCGCTTGCGCCTCTAGGTGGGCACGCGCCGGGCAACCATCTGACTGCGGAACCGATAGCTCAAAGCGCTCTCGCGCGAAGTCGATCAGACCTTCGGCGAGGCCTTCGTAAAAAGGGCCAAGTTGTTCGACACTTCCGTCACCTGATTGGCGACCTCGGGATTGATCGACACCAGGCGCAGGGCGATCTCCGGCGTGAACTCTTCCTTCAGGCCGCGCCAGCCGACGATACGCGCGGCGGCCAGCTTGTGGACGGTCGCCACGTCGTCCTCGATGCGGGAGATTTCCTTGGACCCGGTGCGCTGGGCGGCCTTCATCGCCTCCTTCTTGCGGTAGGCGTTGCCGATCTCAAACTCGACGGCCTTGACCCGGGGCGAGTTGGCGCCGACGACCTGCAGGAAGAGGCCAGAGCCCTCACCGTCGGGAAGCGTGAACTCGAACTCATGCGCCTCGTCGGCTGCGGCGACGGCGTCCAGATCGTCAAGCGAAAGCATCTTGGCCATGGTGATGGCTCCTAAAAAGTACGCCGGAGCGACCGGCGCATAAAGTTGAGGGGGAGGCCTTGGGGGATTAGGACGCGCTGTCCTGCACGGATATCAGGGTCTGATCGTTCGCCAGGGCCGCGCCGCCGGCGCCGTTGATCTCGGCGGTGAAGGCATACGTCCGAACAACACTTTTCTCGCCGTCGTCGGGCGTGTCGCTGAAGACCTTGATCCGCGACATGTTGAAGCTGACGAAATCGGCGTTGGCGGACGTGTCGTCAGCGATGACCGCGACCAGGCCGACCGGGGTCTGGTTCTCGAACAGGGTCTGGAGCGTCGCGTCGGTGAACTTGGCCGTGAACGTGCCCGAGACCATAATCCGGCCCTTTTGCAGGTCGGATGCGAAGTTGGAGCCGAGCTCGGCGTCGCTGGGGGCCACGCTGCCGTTTATGGTCAGTTGCAGGCTCGTCAGGGGGGTCAGCGCGCCGTTGACGAGGACGCCGCCGCTCACGCCTTGGACGACATCTGTGGTGGTCTCGGCGGTCGGGCTGGTCAGGACCCGGGTGCCCGACGTGACGCGCGAGAGGCCGACGAGGTCGAAGGTGATCTCAGTGTTACCCGTGGCGGGCACGTTGAGCGCGGCCTGCGAGACCTTGCAGTCGACGAACACCTCCGAGCGGCTGATGTCCGAATACCACTCTTCGAACGTCAGATAGGTGTTCGTGTGGCCCGTGATCGGAACCAAGCACTTCTTGCCCGGGACGGCCAGGGTGGCCGACGCGATCGGGCCTTCAGCGACCAGGGCGACGCCGTTCAGCGGGCGGACGGTAAGGACCGTGGCCGTCAGGGAGATCACCAGCAGGTTCTTCGTGATGTTGGCCGCATTGAACGAGCCGGCAGTCAGGCGCACCACGTCGCCGGCCTTGATGCCGGCGGTCAGGAAGTCGCCGGTGGCGCGGGTGACGGTATAGGTCGGGCCAGAGCCGGCGATCGTGATCGACATGGCCGTGATCGAGGTCGTCGCAGCGAAGTCCTTGCGCAGGAGGTTCGCGAACAGCGCCGAATAGGTCAGCGGCGACAGCAGGGCCGACAGCGAGCCCGAGACGCGGTTGATACCGGCCGTCGCGCCCGTCGACTGCTGGTGGCTGGCGATCTCGTCGTTTTCGTAGGTGTCGCGGGTGCGCTGGAAGACGCTGGTGCGGCGGCGCAGCAGCTGGCCGCCCGAGCCGCTCGCGGCGGTGTTGAGGGCCGACTGCGCCTTAAAGGCAAGCTGCTTCGAAATACCCTGGGCTTCAGCCATGGCATGGTCTCCGGTTCAGGTTTTGGGGGATGGCGACCGGAGGCCGGTTGCCGGGGTTCTGGCGGGGCTGACCGCTAGACTTGGACGCTCGCCTCGAAGCGGATCGTGACGGGGACGCAGAAGCGGTCGGCGTCATTGAAGGCGGGGCGGATTTCAGGGGTGCGGACGATGCGCGTGGTCACACCGGAAGCGGTAAAGCTGGCGCCGCGCTTGAAGGTCGTGCGGATCAGCTCGGCCCGCGCAACAGCAGCGCCGGGGCCGGTGTCGGCCGGATAGCAGAGCGTCACCTGCATGATGCCGCGCTCGGTATAGGAGGCGGTCATTTCCTCGTTCAGCGGCTCGGCGAACAGGACGTTGACGCGCTGATAGGCGGTGCCGGGGACGCCTGCGAAAACCTTGTTCTCGTAGGCGGTCGTGATGGCCGGCGACATAGCGGCCAGGGCAGTCTCAAGACCCGCGCGAACCTTGGTGGCGCTCATGGGTTCACCTCGCGCACGGCTTTGCTGACGATCTCTTGCCAGCGGATGACGGTGAGGCCGACCAAGCCGGATGGGGCCTGCTTTGAGTGGCCCGTCTCCAGGCGCTGCGCATAGGGCAGGTTGTTCGTCAGATAGTGGACCTTGCCGAAGGCCTCGGCGGCGACTTCCGGCGCATCGGGCGCGGGCGTCGGGGCAAGCGTGGTCCCGGCCGTGGCGACCATCCCTGAGGCCTTGGCGTTGACGCTATAGATCCAGTTGGCACGGAAGCGGCCGGTGTCGACCGGGCTTTTCAGGATCAGTTCGGCATAGACGTCGACGATGACCTTGCGGACGACCAGATCGGCATTTTCCCCGGCCTTCTCGGCGAAGGCGCGGAGCTGAAGCTCAAAGGGGCCCATCAGGTCCGGCGGATCTGCAAGGTGAAGAGGACCGGCGTTCCGGCCGGCGAGACGGGCATGACCGCCTTGATCGTCCAGACCGACGCATCGGCCAGGGTGATCTTGTCCTCGGCGACGGGGGCGGTGATGGCCGCGCCGGCGGTGTTGAGCGGCGAGAGGTGGAACTTCTTGTCGCCCATCAGGATCAGCGTCCCGTCAATCGATCGGGCGGAATAGTCCTCCTCGACGCCGGTGACGGTCTGGGTCGTGGGGCTGTCCGCGCCCGTTGTTCCCGTGGCGGGATCATAGGCGCCGGAGACGGTATGGGTCAGCGTCACGGCCTGGCCGAGCTCGGTCAGCAGGTCGGCGGCGGTGAGCGCCATGTCGTCGTAGAACGCGCTCATCCGCGCATCAGCCGGATCGAGCCCTGCCCGGTCAG